AGCTTTTAAATCAGCAACTAAATCATTAATAGCCTTTTTGGTAGTATAATCCGTAATTAATGCAGCATCAACGAAAGCCTTTGCCTCAACAGAAAGGTTCAAATTTGTCAAAAGGTGTGTGTTATACGGGCTGACACCCAGTCTTCTTACTAGTGGCATAATTACACGATTGGATTAGTTACAGCTATTCCGGATAATGCTACAAGTTTACCTCCCCAGGCTGAAGCTATGGAGCCGTAGGTTGTTGAGGCTGTCACCACATCAGCGGCAACTATAGGACCCAGCAGAGTTAACTCAATGGTGTGCACGTTGCTTCCAAGTGCAGCAGCAACAACCCCGTTGTCAACTCCGTTCAAAGTTGTCTGGAAGTGTGCAGGGTAAGCAGCAGGTGAAGCCATTGGTCTGTCAAAAGTCAATATCACTAAGGTCCCGGCTGCGTTCACATCAGCGGAGACACATTCAGGGATCTGAACTTCTTCACCTGATTTGTAGTACTGCCCTAAGCCTCCTGCTGTGATTGTAAAGGTTGCAACCTCAGGACCAAAGGTGCAGAGCTTGCCTTCAGGGAGTTGTTTTGCTTTCCATGGGTGATCTGCTATCTCAACTCCGTTTTGTTTCTTGAACACTCCAAAAGTTGTTGCCTCCCATGCTTCAAAAGCTACTGATAAGGCATTGACTGTTTGTGCTGCTGAGGTGACAGGGACTGATCCGTATGAACCTGCTATTTCTGAAAGGGCATCGTTTACCATGGTTGCTGTGTTTTATTTTAAATACTATAAAAATCTAAAATCTATAAAAAAAGCCACCGTGTGAGGGTAGCTTTTTTAGAATGATTCTAATTAAAGATTAGGCTTTCATTGATCCGGTTTTGAAACTTACTGATCTGCGTTGAACTGCATCGAAGTAAGCGTTAACTGTGATCACGATCTCAGCAGTGCCAGCAGCGGTGAAAGGATCGACTGTCAGGTCAATAGCTCCCCACTGTCCGATAAGCAGGTCAGCGAAGTTACCGAAGACAATACCTTCTTCATTTGCGCCTACCTGTAATGCTCCTACAACATGATTTGTAACAAGTACAGGATACCCGTTCATTGCTCCGTCAGCGTCCATCAGGTAAGCAGGGGCGTTGGCTACTTTTACTTTGGTTTTAAGCAAAGCACGTCCGGCAGCATTGGTGATATATTTTGCGGTCTTCAGAGCGTTGGCAGTGTCGACAGCTGTTTCAAGAGCTACAACATTTGCCCAGCTTGCTACTCCGTTAACTCCGGGAGCGGCAACAAAGAAACCGGCTGGCTGAGTTGCTGATCCTGCAACCTTACCGAAGATTGTGCTTTCAAGTTTATCACTGATTGATTTCACAATGTCAGCCATAAGCATTGCCTCAGCGTTGATTGAATCCTGAGCCAGGAACTGTTTTGAAATCTTGATGAAGGTTGTTAACCTTTTAGGGCTGAGAGTTACTTCAGCGGTTGCACCGGCTCCATCAACAGCGGCAACTGATTCACCTTTCCACAAAGCGGAGGTCCCACCGTATGAAGGAATAGAAACATCACCAACAAGACCGGGAAGGAATGTTGCACCAGCCTCAACAGTAACCAATGAAGCACGTAAAGGCTCAATAAATCCGAGCTTTACTTCTGAAATAGCTTCCTGACCTGCATTTGCAGCAGTGGCCTGAATTGTTGCACGTTTTTCAACAGGTATCTGGATGTTGCCAAATGTTGACACACCAGCTGATCTGCTTTCTTCGCGTCCGGCTTCGATGACAGCAGCAGACACTTCATCCATAGGTTTATTCTCAACTGCTGACCGGATTGCTTTCAACAGGCTAAACTTCGATTCTTCTTTTTTCATTTGTCTTTGATTAATTGGTGGTACACCTGGTTTATTTGCGAGTTCCGCGTCAATCTTTGTGAGTTCTTCTTTTGCTGATATGAAGGCCCGGTCTTCAAAATCAGATAATTTGCGCTTTTCTGTTGCATTTGGAAGTACAATGCTTTCCATCTCTGCAACCAAGGCTTTGCGTCTTTCTATAAGTTGTGCCTGATCCATATCGTTTTTGTTATTAAATACAATTAGCTTTTGAATTGTGCTATGGTGTCAAAATATGGTTTGTAGTACTCATCCAGGTTGTCAGGAGCTGTCTCAACAGGTGGGACAACTACAGGAGGTTCAACAGGTGGGACAACTACAGGAGGTTCAACAGGTGGGACAACTACAGGAGGTTCCTGCCTTGTTTCTTTGAACTTCTCCAAACTTCTGCATGAGGCTTCAGTGTAGGCTGGTTCATTCACAAGGCTGAAATCATGGAGTGATTCAAACTTTGTGATTGTTCTCAGGTAGCCTCCGTCTGGCTTGCTGAACCACTGATCACCTTCTTCAGCAACCATAAAAGCAAATGAGCAACTATCCACATCCCCGGCTCTGACAGCTGCAAGGATCTCATCACCTGTTGAAGTGTTCTTTGCCTCAAAGCTGAAATCAACTCCGTTTGGTGTGATTGTGATTGACAGTGTGCCTTTGCCGTTTTTGCTTCGGGCTAAAGGGATCATGTCATCTTCATGGTTCCACAACATCACAATATTGCTTTCAGCTATCAACTCAGGTGTGACTGCTTCAGGCTTTATGATCTCAGTAAACGGGTCCCAGTAACCAAGGACCTGTGATTCTTTGTTGAAGACTATTGCAGTGCCTCTGATGATCCGGTCTTCACCGGCTGCACGTACTTCAGCAATAAACCTGCGTTCTATTTTTTCATTCTCTTTCATAGTACTTGATTATCTAAGGGTTTAGTAGGGTTTGCGTTTGTCGGCTGTTCACTGATCAAAGCATCCACCGGCTGCATGTTGACCTGAACAAAATTCCGGTTGCCTCCCTTTGTCGGGAATTGTGCGTTTGTCTTTTCTCTGATTTCATTTGGAGTGTAGGCTCCTACCTGGAACATCTTCAGGTAATAGTCTGCACGGCTGGCAGCATCAAGCCTCATTATGTTCTCAACATCAAACTTTAATTCTGATGAATCCCACTCTGAAGGCAGGTATAATTTGCGGAAAAATTCGCTTTCGATCTTCTCAATAAGAGGGGTGAGGCTGTTGTTCAAATAGTCCAAAGTCTGTTGTTCAGCTGTTGAAAATTTGCCTGTTTCGCTGAATGCAAGTGTAGGAGGTACACCAAAGAATCGGCATATTTCCTGAACATTAAAAGCTCTTGTTTCAATAAGCTGTGAGTCTTTCGGATTGATTGAAATTGGTTGATATTCCAATCCATCGCCAAGCACAACCACTGATCCTGAAGTGCCCCCTAAGTCTGAATTGGTCTGAGCGATAAAGTCCGCTTTTGCCTTTGCTCCTTGCGCTTTGCTAATTGAAGCACCCGATACTGGCCTGAGTAGCCCTGAGAGGTTTGCGCCTGACTTCCAGAAGTTGCCAGCATGTTCTTCAGATGAATAGGCTATGCCTAATGAGTTGGCTGCATATTGCAGAGTACTAATCCCTACAATTCCATCCATGGTATAATTCATCAGGTGTATGATCTGTGATTTGTCATACATTGCGCCATTAATCGAATAGAAGTACTTTATGTCCCCGTTTTCGACAATCACATTAATCAGGTCAGGATTAAGCAGGTGAAGTCCTATTGTTTTGCCCGATCTGTTGTCTCTTTCAATCAGCACATAGGCATTGCCCCTGAGTAGCAGATACACAATGAGAAGCTTTTTGAAAATAAAAGCACTCATAAAGTTGTTAGGCTGCACGTTCAGAAGGTTGAACTTTCCATCAGAGTAGTTGATACTCTTCCAATCATTCTTGAAGGAATAGGGATTGATAGGCAGTGAGGCAATGGAGTCAGAGAGTAGATTTACGCATCTGTAAACCGTTGAGAGCTTAGTGGCTTTAGCGGTGGTGTATGTACCGGCTGTGCCATAAGTGAGAGTGCCTAAGATGGGATTTACCCAGTCAATTGATCGTTTGAATATAGATTTAAAGGGATTTCTCACAGGAATGTAGCTTTCCTGTAAATACTGAAAAAACAAAAAAAGTGCTTAGAATAGTTCTAAGCACTTTTTAAGTTCATTGCGGTTTGTTTTAGTAGCCTTCTTTAACAGTAGATCCTATTAAGCAGGTAAAGATCAAATTTCCACGTATCAAATTCAGCCATTTGCTTTGGACGCAAACTTCAAGTTCATCACCATCAACATAATCCCCGCCATACTCCGTGGGTGTGTCTGTGCCATTAGCTTGTTCCCCGTCTATGAGTAATTCACAGAGGCATTCATTTAATTTTTTCATAATATTTTGGGTTTTAAGGGTTTACAAATATAGCTTATTGTACATCAAAATTATAAATCGGGCTTTGCAATAATCCACCCATTGCATCAATCATTGAGGCAACTCCGTCAATCTTTTTATTTTTGGAGCTTTTGTCAATAGAGTAGTTCCCCATTTTGTTGACTACCAAAACGACATTGCCAAGCATCCAGCGTGTGATTGTGTTTCGTTGAATCCTGATCCCGTCACTTTTAATCAAACGTTCAAATTCTTTGAGAGGTTTGTTCAGTGATCCTGGCATCTGGCTAAAAGGTTCACACTTCAATCCTGCTTCTGTTGCATTAATGATAAATTGTGTTGAATTGAATTTATCATAGTACAATGCTTTGAGGTTGAATTGTTCACTGACTTTGATTATATCTTTGAGAATGATGTCATAGTCACAGACATTGCCTGAGGTGATATTCAGTTCTTTATTTGCTCCTGCTTCTTTAAAGCTTAGTATGTTTGCATTGCTGTTTACTGAGTCTTCAGGTATGTAGTATTCATTGAAAAAATAAATATAGCCGTTCACTCTGAATAGGTAAGTGACAGCGGTTATATCTGACACTGAGGCAAGGTCAACTCCGACAATACAATCCTGATCTGCAAACATTGGATCTGACATCTTTATATCAACCATTGAAGCATTGACATAGCTTTCATCAATCCAAACGTCTAAAGTATTTGCTTTCAGCCAGCGGTTAAAGTGTTTCACCATTACTGAGGCTTTCTCTGAGACATTCTGAGTGGCTTTGTTCACTTCGCCTTTCAGGTAGTTAACTTTTACTGATACGTTCAGATTAGGGTTTGCTTTGATCCAGTTTTCTTCATTGGTGAAATCGTCATCTGCATCAATTGTGTAAATTATGGCAAATTGTGTATCATCAACTTTATTGCCTGACAGGATCTCAGTACAATACGTCCGTTGCTGATAGCAGAAACTCTCAGTGTCAAATCCGGCTGTTGTGATAACGACTAACAAAGGTTCATCCCTACTACCCATTGAGGACTTCATTACTCCGTACATCAGCCCGTTTGGGGCTTCGTGCAATTCATCAATTAAGCAAAAAGATACATTAAGCCCGTCAAGCTTTGAAGCATCTGAGGCTGTCACTATCAACTCATTGCTCACTCCAAACTTGATTGAATTGTAATATGGCACTAAGTGTTTTTCTTTCGGGTCCAGTTGGTGTGAGAATTGTTTCACTTTCTTAAAGTCCACATCTTTCACCTGGTTCTTGCTGTTTGCTGACAATACTACTTGTGCATCAGGATCAGTGAGAAGGTGATACATACTCAATCCGGTTGCAAGTTGTGACTTGCCGTTCTTACGTGCCAGTTCAATGTATGCAGATTGGTATTTTCTTTCGTCCGTGTCTGTTCTATGAATCCCGTAAAGGTTTGCTATGATAAAAGTCTGCCAAGGTTCCAGGATAAATTTCTTTATCTTCTTTTGCTCAGTCAGGTTCAAAGCATTGAGAAAGCGGATCACTTTATCCACTGAGTCAGAGTCGTAATAGTGCTCAGGGCCTGCAACGTCTTTTAAGAAGCGTTCACAGGCTTGTTTCACATAGATACATGCAGGGAGTTTGCCTGAGACAGCATCCTGAGCGTATGTTGTTGCTATTTGCTGATTGGTCATTTTTTGCCCTTTTTATCCGGAGTGAGTGATTGCATCAGTTTTTTGAATTCGTCATCTTCTTCACCCGGACCTTTAGGAGTTGCTTTCTTCAAGTCAACAAAATCAAACACAAGTTCATTATAGAGCCTGAGATTGTTTAAGGCAAGTTCTTTTATTGTTTCTTCGGCTCCCAGCTTTATGAGTTCTTCTTCTGCTATTTTCAAATCAATGAATTCCATATTCTTATTATTTAGAATCGTTATAAATTAACATTATTTTTTGATTTTAGTGCTTTTTGCTATTACACCCCCTGATTGTTGTTTTCTGAGTTCCTGAAGCCACTTTGTTTGGTCGTTCAGATAAAACCAACTTATGCCATTTGTACTCTTCAATCTGTTTTTACCCTGACAGCATAAACTTATGTTTTGATAGTATGATCCTGTCTGCCTGCCTGCTTCTCTGATCCCTTCATAGATCATTGCTTTGCCGTCCTTTATACCAATCACCCTCTTAGCATACAGCAGCTCACTCTCTGCGAGTTCTTGTATCTCTTCGTTGAACTGCATTGTCCTGAGTCCTATCCGGGCTGTCACGGCTCTGTAGGTGGCAAGCTTCAGGTGCATTGCCTGCATGATGTAAGCCCCAAAGCCCCTCACGTCATACTCATGGTCTATGATGTATTGTCTAAGCAGTAGCAGATACACTGAGTTGGTTGTGTTGACTATGTGCTGACCTTTGATCCTGAGGTCTATCTCTTTCATTATGCGTCTTCTGATTGCGTCACGTTCATGTGTGAGTTCAAGATTTACTTCACCCATTGCCTGTGAGTCCTGATAGTAGTCACGGTGGAAGGCTTCAGTGGTCCTGATGTAGGTGAGTATGTAGTTACGGGCTGAGGTCCATAAGTATTGGAGTGCACCTTGCAGCTTGTCTTCAGTTAGTTTAGGCATTGATTTATATATCAGATGAATCACTATGTCCTGTTGGTATTCGAAGTCAGGAGCAACACATAACTGTGCAAGGCTGCGTTTGGCTAACTCATACAGCGGCTTTGCAAGTATCTGATCTATGATCTTATATCGTGCTTCAACTGTGGATGAGTGGAAGTAATCTCTGATTGCTTTGTCGTGATCTTCGGTCCAGTAGTTTGTCATGGCTTGTTGGTTAGTTGAAGT